GATGCCTCTCATAATTGTTAATAATATTATATTAGATTGATTATCAATTCTATCATTTTTTTCTTTGTAAAATTCATATTTAATCAATTTTTGAATATTCATAACATTGTCATCAGAAAAAAAATATTTACTTAATAACGTTTCTTCTAATACTCCACTCAATATATCATCAGCACAACCCATCGATCTACTTCCTGGTTCAATTTTTATATCATTATTAACTAATATATTATCCATAGCACCATCATATTCATATATATCTGGCATCAATCCTTGACCATTTCCTGTTACATCATCTATTACTGTACCATCTAATCCACTAGTTCCTGTTATATTACTCATATATTATTATATATATATTTAAATTTATATTTTAATTAACATAATTTTTTAATATATCCTAACAATTCATCTAATTCTTCAAACCACATTGTTTTAATATCCTTATTTAATACTATATCTATTTCTCCTTTTATTTTATTTAATTCTTTATTTAATTCTTCTACTTTATCTAATGTCATTGAATATATTGGCATATTAATTAAATAATTATATCCATTATTAACAACCGTAAATTTACTTGCTTCTTTTATAACACTTGTTTGTGTATCATATAAATGATATTTACTATCAAATAATTGTTTTAATAAATCATTCTTACTACATTCGGACACTTTAATTATTTTTTGAATAACTTCATTTATAAATCTAATCTTATTATCTAAAATACATAATTTATTATTTAATTCATTCAAAATGTATTCTTTTCTTTTTATATATAAATTAGTTCTTACTTTATAATGTTCATCCATAATTTGATACGGAGAATCATACTTATTAATGACATTGTCTTTATTATATGCATGAACATTATTTAATGAAATACTTGTAACTAATTTTAGTTTCTTTTCAAATAAAGTATAACCATCTTTTTTCGTAAATAACTTATCTTCATATATAAAATCATCTGATAATACAATCTTAATATTAATATCTTTTTCAGTTGAATAATTATCAAAATCAACAATCATATCACATTTTTCTGATAATATATTATCTTCTAAGAAATGTATATATTTATCAGTCCATTCACCAATTGGTAATTCTGTAATTACTAATTCATTGTCATTTAATTCATATATGCCTTTTGTTATATAATTTTTATCTGATATTTTAATAATATTGCCTTTGAAACCTTTATAAAATGGACTCATTTCCTTATAGGTCCCTATTGTATTTTTTCTTTTGATATTTTTAATAATTTCAACAGGGTTATATTGTGGGATACTAGTACTCCATCCAGTTCCAATACCTACCATGCCATTTACTAATACCATTGGAATAATTGGTACATAATATTCAGGTTCTACTGGTAATCCATCATCATCTAAATATTTTAATAATGGTAAGTCATCTTTTCTAAAGATTAAATCCGTAATTGGATTAATTTCCGTATGAATATACCTAGAAGATGCCGCATCATTGCCACCCATAATTCTAGTTCCAAATTGACCATTCGGCATTAATAAATTAATATTATTTGATCCTACAAAATCTTGTGCCATACCAATAATTGCTCCTTGCAATGACGCTTCACCATGATGGTATGCCGCATGTTCACTAACATATCCCGACAGTTGTGCCACTCTAATTTCAGAATATAATTTTCTTTTAAAGCAAGAATATAAAATCTTTCTTTGAGATGTTTTTAATCCATCTATACTCGAACCTATTGATCTGCTTGTATCTGAATTAGAGAAATGAATTAATTCTTTATTCACAAAATCATCAATATTTGTTTTCTTAATATTATAATCTAGAATAATTTCTTTATCATATTTCTTTAACCATTCCTTACGATTATCTGCTAATTTTTTATTAAATGCTAAATTCACTGATTCATCCGTTTTATCAGTAACAGAATAATCATTTACCTTTAATTCTCTAAAGTATTGTTTTGCTTCTTGTGCTGTAGATGTTCCTAATCCTTTATAATATTTAATATTATACTTATTAGAATTCTTTGTGGTTTTCTTCCAATTCTCATAATCTGTTAATGTATAAAATGGTTTTATATCTTTCTTTAAAGATACTTTTACAATTGGTGTAGTCATATATGAAATGAAATCAAAATTTAATAATTCTGGCCATAAATAATGGAACATATTAATTAATAATCCTTTAATATGGAATCCATCATGATCTTGATCTGTCATAATCATTATTTTACCATATCTTAATGATTTAATATCCTTATATTTTTTATTACTTTCCAATGCCAAAATCTTTTTAATATTAATAATTTCAGCATTAGAATTAATTTGTTTAATAGCTGCTTCACGGACATTTAATACTTTACCTTTCAATGGAAATACACCATATTTATCTCTACCCACTTCAGATAATCCAGCAATCGCCATAGACTTTGCAGAATCTCCCTCAGTTAAGATTAGTGTACATTCATGTGATTTCTTTGTTCCTGCCCAATTGGCATCATCTAACTTGGGAACAATAATCTTATTTTTCTTTTTACCATCTGTTTTCTTTAAATCTTTATTATCATTTTTATTATTTGCTTCTAAAATCTTATCAATTAATCCATTATTTGAACAGATCTTTTTGATAAACTTAGCAGATATAAGTGGTTTTGAACCAAACTTACTTTGAGATGTAATACATCTTTCTTTAGTCTGAGAATCAAAAGATGGATTTTCAATAACACTATTAATATATAGTGACATATATCTGCGAATAACTTTATCTTTAACATCTTTCTTATGCTTTTTCTTTATGAAATCAATAATACCCGTGGATATTTGTTTAGCAATACATTCTACATGAGAACCTCCTTTGCTAGTACAAATACCATTTACAAATGATACTTGTTCAAATGTATCATTATGAGATACTGAGAAGATAACATCCCATCTATCTGAAATAATTTCTTGGAATAATGAATTTGGAGAATCATTATATAATTTAATATAATCTAAGAATGATTTAATTTTAATTTTTTCATCATTTAGAGATACTGTTATAGATTTATCAGTAATTCCAGCAATATCATAAATCCTACGATACATTAATTTAATCATATCATCTGAATATTTCTCTAATTCAAATCTTTTAAAGTCACATTTCCAAGTAATTTTAGTATACGGTTTTCCTTGACATTTCTTAATAATAGGTTCATTACATTTAGTCATATTATTTTCCCAGGTTTGGGCATATTTTAACTTATTAATATGATCAACAGTTTCTATAGTAAATTCTTGTGAAAAGATATTTGCAAGTTTTGCTCCATATCCATTTTTACCACCAACAATTCTTTTTTCATCTTTTTTATAGTTAGATGATGTTAAAAGTTCACCAAAGATTAATTGAGGAATATATATTTTTTCTTTTTCATGTTTTTTTATAGTAATACCATTTCCATCATTTAATACAGTTATTGAATTATCTTCATTAAAGTTAATTTTAATTTGAGATACTTGGATAATATTAGGGTCTTCATCACTTTTACCTTGTAATCTAACAATTTGATCTCTCGCATTTACAAGAATCTCATTAAAGATATTCAATAATGCCGGGATATATTCAATTTCTTTAAACACGATTTTATTATCGTTTAAGATGGGCAGAACTTCATTAATTTTATCGATACCTCCGACATATGTATCAGGGGTGTCATAGATATGTTGTCTGAGTTCTTTCTTTTCATATTGTTCTGCCATTTTATAAATATATAGTTGATTTTTTTAAATATTAAATTATTTTTCAAATTTATATTTTATATTTAATCAATTAATTAATTTTTTATTTTTTTAATTAATTAATTTCTCCAAAATTTTTTTCTATGTTATATTATAAAAACAAAAAATGGGAGGAGGATTAATGCAATTAGTAGCTTATGGTGCACAAGATATTTACCTTACTGGTAACCCGCAAATTACTTTCTTTAAAGTTGTCTATCGCAGACACACTAACTTCTCTATGGAAGCTATTGAACAAACTTGGAATGGGACTTCGGCAGCTTCAGATGGTCGATGCACTGCCACCATTTCTCGCAATGGCGATTTAGTCCACAGAATGTATTTAGAATTAACTACAGGAGACACCGTCCTCGCTGAGGGGGGTAACTTTGGTGCCTCATGTATTACAGATGTTGAATTAGAAATTGGTGGTCAAAAGATTGATAAACAAAGTGGTTTATGGATGGAAACATGGGCTGAATTAACTGAACCTAATCCTACAGGCGCTTGTGGTAAAGCCAAGACCGGGAAAGTCATAGGTGGAACTTTGTTTCAAAAAATGAGTTTAATGGGTGGAGTAATAGATGGTGCCAGCTCTGGCACGGATATGGATAAGTTATTTGTTCCATTACAATTCTGGTTCTGTAAAAATCCTGGTCTAGCATTACCTTTAATTGCTCTTCAGTATCATGAAGTTAAAGTTGTCCTTAATCATACTATCGCATCAACGTTAGCCGCGACCGGACACAAGCAGGATAATAAATTATGGTGTGATTATATATACCTTGATACCGATGAACGTCGTCGTTTTGCTCAGGTATCTCATGAATACCTTATTGAACAGGTTCAAGAACAATCATTAACTGATGGTACCGGTGATCTTAATTTTAATCATCCCGTTAAAGAATTAGTGTGGTGTGCTTCAGCGAAAGTAAGTGGCACGGTGGCTCCGACATCAATAGCAATTGGAACAGAGACCCAGACGTATTTACTTAAATTAAACGGTCATGATCGTTTTTCTGCCCGTGACTGGAGATATTTTTCTAGAACACAAGTATGGCAACATCATTCGGGAGCAGGCGGATTGACTTCGGTGACTTCAGATGGAGACCTTGGTCTCGATGGACAATTCGATGACTCTATTGGGGTCTATTCATTTGCCCTCAAACCAGAAGAACACCAACCAAGTGGAACATGTAACTTCTCAAGAATTGATAACGCCAGACTAGAGGCATCCGCCCCCAGAAGCGGTATAAATAAAATCTTCGCCGTCAACTACAACGTCCTCCGTATCATGTCCGGTATGGGTGGATTAGCATACAGTAACTAAATAATTATTAAATAATATAATCTATTCTATAGATCTTAAATAATTAATATATTTTTCTAAATATTATAGTCATTTTTAAAAGAATTTAATTAATTTAAATTAATTAAATAATTTCTCTAAAATTTTTTTCTATGTTATATTATAAAAACAAAAATGGGAGGAGGATTAATGCAATTAGTAGCTTATGGCGCACAAGATATTTACCTTACTGGTAACCCACAAATTACTTTCTTTAAAGTTGTCTACCGCAGACACACTAACTTCTCTATGGAGGCTATTGAGCAAACCTGGAATGGTACCTCTGATGGGGCGAATGGTCGTTGCACCGCCACTATTTCCCGTAACGGTGATTTAGTTCACAGAATGTATTTGGAAATTACAAATACGTGTGCGGCAACTTTTAATAACCCTTCCTCTGCAGCGATTACCTCTATTGAATTAGAAATTGGTGGTCAAAAAATAGATAAACAATCAGGGAGATGGATGGAAGTTTGGGCTGAATTAACTGAACCTAATCCTACAGGTGTTCATGGCGCCGCTGGTGGTGTGAACGGGACCCTTTTTCAAAATATGAGTGGTATGGGTGGTGTACAGGCATCTAGTAATTCTGTACCATTTTTCATACCTTTACAATTTTGGTTTTGCCGTAATCCGGGACTTGCTTTACCTTTAATTGCCCTTCAATATCATGAAGTTAAAATTATTCTTGAACATAATATGTTTGCTGCTCTCACTGCTACTAAGAATAGATTATGGGCTGACTATATATATCTTGACACTGATGAACGTAGACGTTTTGCTCAAGTATCACACGAATATTTAATCGAGCAAGTTCAAGAACAAACAGTCGGTAAAGTTATAAGTACAGATTTAAATTTTAATCATCCAGTAAAAGAACTCATATGGACTGCTGCTACTGATGGGGCGGATGGTATTGCTGGAGCGGCTGCTTATACTACACTTATTCAACCAATGAGTACCGGTACAGTTCTACTAAAATTAAATGGTCATGATCGCTTTGCCGCTCGTGATAGTAGATATTTCTCCAGAACTCAAGTATGGCAACACCACACAGGAGCAGGAGGTCTTGATTCGGGTACTGGTGCGGGGGACGGAGCGTTTAATGATTCCATTGGTGTTTACTCATTTGCTCTTAAACCAGAAGAACATCAACCATCTGGAACTTGTAATTTTTCCCGCATTGATAACGCTCAATTAGTATTTGGTGCAGCACTAGTTTCATCAAATTGTAGTATTTTCGCCGTCAACTACAATGTCCTCCGTATCATGAGTGGTATGGGTGGTTTAGCATACAGTAACTAAATAAATAATCTATTTCTATAGATTTTAAATAATTAATATATTTTTCTAAATATTATAGTCATTTTTAAAAGAATTTAATTAATTTCTCCAAAATTTTTTTCTATGTTATATTATAAAAACAAAACAATGGGAGGAGGGTTAATGCAATTAGTAGCTTATGGCGCACAAGATATTTACCTTACTGGTAACCCACAAATTACTTTCTTTAAAGTTGTCTACCGCAGACACACTAACTTCTCTATGGAGTCTATTGAACAAACCTGGAATGGGACACAAGATAGCAATGGTCGTTGTACCGCCACTATTTCTAGAAATGGTGATTTAGTTCACAGAATGTATTTGGAAATTACCGAAGCGGCCGGCGGAAGCGTCCGGAACATGGACAATCCGGGCGCTTCATGGATTACAGATGTTGAATTAGAAATTGGTGGTCAAAAGATTGATAAACATACTGGTTTATGGATGGAAACATGGGCTGAATTAACTGAACCTAATCCTACAGGGACTGTTTCAAACGCCGCGGGCGAAACCGCAACATCATTTCAAAAAATGAGCGGTATGGGTGGTGTAAATGTAACCTCGGGCGACGGCACCGGATTCACAAAAGTTTTTGTCCCATTACAATTTTGGTTCTGTCGTAATCCAGGTCTGGCATTACCCCTAATCGCCCTTCAGTACCATGAAGTTAAAATTATTCTTAATCATACAATAACTTTGTCCTGGGCGACTGGGAAAAACTCATTATGGGCTGATTACATCTATCTCGATACCGATGAACGTCGAAGATTCGCCCAGGTTTCCCATGAATATTTAATTGAACAGGTTCAAGAACAGACTGTGACAGTAGCCGTCACCGGCGGGAACACTGATCTCAATTTCAACCATCCTGTAAAAGAATTGATATGGACAGTAAAAAAATCGAAAGTTGGGGTCGATGTCACTGCGAACACCGGTGTTCATGGCAGCGCAGCAAACGTAACATTTGGACTTAAACTAAATGGACACGATCGTTTTGCTGTTCGTGATTTCAGATATTTCACCAGAACTCAAGTATGGCAACATCACTCTGGTCCGGGTGGAATCACTCCGGCCAACTCCGGAGGTCCGGGAAAATTCGATGACTCTATTGCTGTTTATTCGTTTGCCCTTAAACCTGAAGAACATCAACCATCTGGTACGTGCAACTTCTCTCGCATTGATAATGCTCAATTAGTTTCTACTGGAACAGCAGTCAATGTTGACACAATCTTCGCCGTCAACTACAATGTCCTCCGTATCATGTCTGGTATGGGCGGTTTAGCATACAGTAACTAAATAAATAATAATTTTTCTAAATATTATAGTCTTTTTTAAAAGAATTTAATTTTCTTTTTTTTTTTTTCTATGTTATATTATAAAAAACTGGATGGGAGGGGGGGTAATGCAATTAGTAGCTTATGGCGCCCAAGATATTTACCTTACTGGAAACCCACAAATTACTTTCTTTAAAGTTGTATATCGCAAACACACTAACTTCTCTATGGAATCCATTAAACAAACTTTCAGTGGGACTGCTCACTTTGGTAATGAAGTTGTTGCCACAATCTCCAGAAATGGTGATTTAGTTGGCAAAATGTATTTGGAGCATGTTGTTAAATTGGTGGCGGCAAGTGCAGCCGCCCACCAGTATATTAATATCTGCCCGAATTATGGATCTAATTTAATTAAGGAATGTGAAATAGAAATTGGTGGTCAGAGTATTGATAAACATTATAGTCACTGGCACTCAGTTTATTCCCAATTAACTGAATTTAATCCATCAGGAGCTCAATCTAATGGTTACGACCTTGTTGATGTCGATTCACACTACGGCGCCTTCACCACATTCGGGGGCCTCGAGGAAGGGTCCGCTGTGAAATCAACCTTATTTAATACTATGTCTGGCAATGGCGGTCCTGTTTCTACGGGTTTAAACGCCGGTCCTGGCGAGGCAGGGATGCGGACTATGGGTTCGTGGACTATCAATGCTCAAGCTGGGGCCATCGCGGACGTCGCAAGTGCAACAATATTTATTCCTTTATATTTTTGGTTTTGCCGTAGTCCCGGTCTAGCGCTGCCTTTAATCGCTCTTCAATATCATGAAGTTAAAGTTAAAATGACATTCGACGATAAAATAAACCTATTTAACAATACAGTTGAGGGCGATAGTAATAACGTCATGAACGCCCCGTTCACAGATGCTAATGATACGGTCGGCGATGCGCAGAGCGTCGTGGTTCCCGGCCTCACCAACCACACGGTATCAGACATTAATGACGGGCTTATAACTCAGGATTTTAATTTATGGTGTGATTATATTTACCTAGACACAGAGGAAAGACGTCGTTTCGCTCAAGTATCGCACGAATATTTAATCGAACAAGTACAATTCCAAAGTTTTGATAATAGGGGCACTTTAGATTTAAATTTTAACCACCCTGTTAAAGAATTAATATGGACCAGAACACCATCTTCTATATTTACCGCCCCCGGTGACGACCTGGGAATCGGCCCCGCCCGCCGTGAGCTCCTCCTCAAAAGGCTCCCCGAAACAATGTCAGGAAATTTCCAGTTAAAACTGAATGGTCATGACCGCTTCCAAGAAAGAGATACTAAATACTTCACAAGAACTCAAGTATGGCAACACCACACTGGATATGGTTCAACAATTAATTCTGATGCCATTGCTGTTTATTCATTTGCCCTTAAACCTGAGGAACACCAACCCTCTGGCACCTGTAATTTCTCAAGAATTGATAGCGCCCAATTAACTGCTACCAATGCGGCAGCTTATAACGTTTACGCCGTCAACTACAACGTCCTCCGTATCATGTCTGGTATGGGTGGTTTAGCTTACAGTAATTAAATAAATAAACTAAAAATTTTAACATATTTTATAAAAAAATAAATAAAAAATAAAAAAAGAATTTAGTTTCCCCAAAATTTTTTTCTATGTTATATTATAAAAACAAAAATGGGAGGAGGATTAATGCAATTAGTAGCTTATGGCGCACAAGATATTTACCTTACTGGTAACCCGCAAATTACTTTCTTCAAAGTCGTCTATCGCAGACACACTAACTTCTCCATGGAATCTATTGTTCAAACATTCTCTGGTACTGCTGGCTTCGGTGGTGAAGTTGTTGCCACAATCTCCAGAAATGGTGATTTAGTTGGCAGAATGTATTTGGAACACGCCGCTAATTTTACAAGCGTGGATCCAGACAATGACGACCAGATTGGATTAGTTGAAAGATATGGTGATTCATTAATCAAAGAATGTGAAATTGAAATTGGTGGTCAAAAAATTGATAAACATACTTCCATGTGGAATCGTGTTTATTCTGATTTAACTGAATTTAATCCAAGTGGTCATTTCGGGGGGAATTTGGATCCTACAGCTGTACTCGTCGGATCGAATTCGGATGGAACTTTATATCAAAAAATGAGCGGGAATGGGTACGGATTTAATACTTCTACATATCACAATACTGATAGTGGTTTTGGGGCCGCTAATGGGGTTTTTAATGGATTCGATTATACTAAAGGTGTGTCATCGTCAGCGTCAGCTAAAATTGATATTGGGAGAATATTTTTACCATTAAATTTCTGGTTTTGCCGCAATCCTGGTCTCGCATTACCGTTAATTGCCCTTCAATACCATGAAGTCAAGGTTAAAATGACTTTTGAAACAATTGCTAATTTGGGGAGGTATGATGGATCCGCCAATAATGAATTTACCGCTAACGCTATCCCCATGCCCATAGGTACTAGTACAGGTAAGGTCAAATTGGATGGAAAAGAATTTAATTTATATTGTGATTATATCTATCTAGATACTGATGAAAGACGTAGATTCGCCCAGGTATCTCACGAATATTTAATTGAACAATTACAGTATTCGGAAAGTATTATTAATTCAGCATCACCATCAATTGATCTTAATTTCAATCACCCAGTTAAGGAATTAGTCTGGACTATGAGAAATGAAACTGTTGGTACCGATAAAGGGAGATGCCAACCGCTGGGCGCAGCTGGAACTGCTCAGGGAGATACAACTGCTAGTCCTGTTTCTCTGGATACTATGGAAGGTACTTGGCAATTGAAACTGAATGGACATGATCGTTTTAAAGAAAGAGATAATAAATATTTCACTAGAACTCAAGTATGGCAACATCACACTGGATATGGTGCTGTACCAACATTTGGCGTAACTAACTCTGATTTAGATACAGATGCGGCTGCCCCTATGGGTTCAGACGCTATTGCTGTTTATTCCTTTGCTCTTAAACCTGAAGAACATCAACCTTCGGGTACTTGTAATTTCTCAAGAATTGATAACGCACAATTGGTTGGATCGGGTCTGAAAGTTGCGGTCCGGGGTACGCCCACACTCATTGCAAAGGACACTTCAGGACCCACCAACACAGTTAAACTAACAATCTTCGCCGTCAACTACAATGTCCTCCGTATCATGAGTGGTATGGGTGGTTTAGCTTATTCTAACTAAGTAATTTATATTTAATATATTTTTATTCATTTAACAATTCTTTTAAAAGAATTTAAATTAATTAAATTAATTTCTTTAAAATTTTTTTCTATGTTATATTATAAAAACAAAAAATGGGAGGAGGATTAATGCAATTAGTAGCTTATGGCGCACAAGATATTTACCTTACTGGTAACCCACAAATTACTTTCTTCAAAGTCGTCTACCGCAGACACACTAACTTCTCTATGGAATCTATTGTCCAAACATTCAGTGGTTCTGCTGATTTCGGTTCTGATGTTGTTGCCACAATCTCCAGAAATGGTGATTTAGTTCACAGAATGTATTTGGAGCATGATGTAAGTTTAAAAACCGTAAACAATAACGAAACCTTAGCAATCGGTTGTGATTATGGAAGTCATGTAATGAAAGAATGCGAATTAGAAATTGGCGGTCAAAGAATTGATAAGCATTATGGTCACTGGCATTCTGTTTATTCACAGTTAACAGAATTTAATCCAACTGGCTCTCAGAGTACCTTATTTAATCTTATGAGTGGAAATGGAACTGGAGTGGATACAGAAGTTGCAGCAACTCCCGAAGCGAATGGTTTTACCACGACTTCCAATGATGGTGGTAAAGATACTGCTATTGCTAAACTGTTTGTCCCTTTATATTTCTGGTTTTGTCGTAATCCTGGTTTAGCATTACCTTTAATCGCTCTACAATACCACGAAGTAAAAGTTAAAATTACTTTTGAAGGGATAGATAAATTAATTGCAATTGATGACGGCTCCACTTTTGCCACAAGTGGTCAAGCTGTGGGTGGGGCTGAGAATGTCACTGATGCAGGAACAGATTTTAAACTATGGTGCGATTATATTTACCTTGATACCGATGAGCGCAGACGCTTTGCTCAAGTTTCACACGAATACCTTATTGAACAAGTTCAGTTTGCATCAGAAGGAACAGGTGGAACTATTGATCTTAATTTTAATCACCCCGTTAAAGAATTAATCTGGTCCGGTCAGCGGAAAGTAGGGTTGTCGCTCGCGACAGCATTATTATTATATGAAAGAGATAAACTCTGTGCTTCTGCTCTTGACGAAACCGCTCTACTCAAATTAAATGGTCATGATCGCTTTAAAGAGAGAGATCTCAGATATTTCACAAGAACTCAAGTATGGCAACACCATACTGGTTATGGTTGTACGCAAACATCGACCGGTAATAATACTGACACAATAGCCGTATACTCTTTCGCCCTTAAACCCGAAGAGCACCAGCCTTCTGGAACCTGTAACTTCTCGCGCATTGACAATGCTCAGTTAGTTCAATCCTTAGCAAAACCTGTAAATGTCTACGCAGTTAACTACAATGTCCTCCGTATCATGTCGGGTATGGGTGGTTTAGCTTACAGTAATTAAATTAAATAAACTAAAAAAATTAAAATATATTTTATAAAAATAAATTAATAAAGATTATTCATAACATTTTGAATCTCTTCATTACTTTTTCTTCTATGTGAAACATTAATAGTTAATTCAGTTAATGTTTTTAAAACTTCTACCTTTTTTTCTTCTGATAAATTTATAGAATCGCCTGATAATGTATATTCATCTAATTTTTTAAAATGGTTATGTTCTCTGAATGTAGGACCACCTTCTCCGATCCATAGTTTTAGAACTTCTACAAATTTTTCAATATCATCTAAGTTCTCATCAACTTCTGTCCCTTCTTTTAATAGATTTTCAACGTGTCTTCTTCTAATTTCATTTCCAGACCATTTGCCCAAAACTTCTACTAAAGTTTTAAGTGAACATAATTGATCAGAAACTACGGGTTCACTACTTTCAACTGGAGTAGTTGTAGGGACTTCAGTAAGAATGTTACGGATATCTGCGGCGACCTGTTCAACTGGACCGGCGGTCTCTTCAGGTGCTTCTTCTTCTACGGGACCGGCGGTCTCTTCAGGTGCTTCTTCTTCTACGGGACCGGCGGTCTCTTCAGGTGCTTCTTCTTCTACGGGACCGGC